TTAAAACACGGCTACTGCCGTTACTCACTGTCTTCTTCTTCTTCTTCTTCTTCTTCTTCTTCTTTTGCACTCAATTCACAGTGATCATAAAGCCTGATCACCAATGCAGAAAGTTTGGTCACGTCTTCTACAAGCTTTGTAATGGTAAGTCTAATTCCTTCTTTTTCGTCTTCATCTTCTTCTTCGTCTTCTTCTTCTCCTTCGTCCTCACCTTCCTTGTCTTCATCTTCTTCTTCTTCATCTTCTTCATCTTCTCCCTTTTCATCTTCTTCTTCTTCGTCGTCTGGCTCACCAGTACCTTTGGAGAGATTCGTTAACATTTCGTTTGCTGAAGCCTGACCTTCTGCCAAGATCGCAATACCTTCTCCTATGGCTTTGATACCTTCCAGCAACTCTGCCGTCTGTTCTTCATCCATTGAATCGAGTCCTTTTTTTTTGGTTTGGCCGGAAGGTTTCCCGACTGTTTTATTTTTAGATGAATCTCCATTTTTCCTGTTCGCTAACAACTTTGTCAACCCGTTAAATTTCTTGGTCTCAGTTGTGTTTAACGCAATCTTGGATTCTACGAATTGTTTCATTTCAAACGTTGCATCAGGATTTGCCGGGACTGCTACTACTGACAGTTCAAGTAATTCCCATTTAAGAATAACAGCCGGATCGATCATTGCTCCTTCGTCGTTGAAGGTTGGAGCCTGAATCTTTTGGGGAATGAATCCGATTGATACGGTTTTTATAAATCCCTGTGCAACCAGCGACCTGACTTCTTCCTGTGCGGTTGTTAATGGAGCCTTAGTAGGGTCCCCAATGATTGCTGTGAAACCTGTTCCGGCATCTTCAGGAGTCAACTCCTCAACCGCACCGATTACAGAGGAAGCCCAATACATATGATCGGAAAGCAACACAGGATTCTTTTGAAAGTTTGTAAAGTCACCACCTTTTGGATCAACTCTTTCATCCATCCGATCGACAATATTTGCATTGGCCATACCGACTATGGTCAACTTGCGTTTGGGATCATAAGCGGATTCGCCTGTAGTACCTTCTTCTCCTTGGCCACCGGTTTCTTCATCGTCATTATCATTTTCTTCTTTGACTTTGCGTTTTGCATTGACCATTTTGAAAGTACCTTGACACAACCTAAATTCTGCTGGTTTATCTTTATAAACTGCATGCCCACCAGCCCGTTTGGTATTCATGCCTCTGTCATGCAACACCTTTCGATATCTCTTAACGTCTTCGGGTTTCCCCACTATCTGAACAGCCATCCAGTTTCTCCTTATTTCAAAAGCATAAACGCAACAAAAATATTAACCCGTCATATAATCTGATCTGCATTAGAGCGGGCACTAGCCGGAATCACAGCAGTCATAGAACAACGACAATTGATCACATCCGACGCGCCACCAGCCGGATCACGCGGATAGCTAAGATTATTACCGGTATCAGGATTGCTATAGATATGGTCCTTGGGTACTTCTCCTTCCTGCTGGAATTCCAGGTGCTCCGCTCTGGCATTAGGATTGCTGCCCACATCCCCGACGTGGAACCATTGCTTATTAACCTCGGTGAACACTTCGCCAAGCACGTCTTGATTCCATTTGGTTCCAGCGGAAACCGCGCTAAGGATTTCCGTCCGGGTAATCGTCGTGGATTGTCCTTGGTAGAATTCCCCGTAAAGATTTCTGATATCCCTGGCTGTTTCAGTCTCTGCCTTACCTTCCCGCAACCCAACTTCGATTATGTTCATGATATTTTCGGTCGCTACCGAGTCAAAGCCCTGAAACATCTGAACCCCACGTTCCGCTAACCTTTGACGTGCACCATCCTTGGTACGTTCCTTGATATTGCTAATGGCCTGCTCATCTGTTGCCGTAAATCTGAATAATTTCTTAACCGGTTTTTTGCGACTGTGTCGAGTATACCCCAGCCTTAATAACCAAAGCTCATTGGAGATTGATTTCGTCGTAGCTAGAGCCAATTCAAAGCCGTCATTCATTGTATCGTCAAGAATGGGTACTAATTCGACTATGTATTTGTCCTGGCGATCTTGGGACATTGTCGCGAGGTGAGCTCTGATATCGATATCCTTTTCGGCTGCTACCCTAACCTGCTGAAAAAGGAAATCAAAGTAGGCATCCAGACCCTTTTTATACTTCTTACCATTGACTCTTTCTATTTTGCTCTGTCTCTGAACAGAATTAGCCTTTGCAGCCTGAAAAGCTCTCTCCGAATCTTCACTTTTGACAGCTCCATGTTCATGACCATCTTCCCCACCGGGCAAAACCTTGAAGTCAGCTATTTTGTGACTGTGAGCCGGTCCGTCACCCTGAGTACCGGTAGTCTCACCGTTTCCAGTCTCATCATCCCACTTAGCCGGATGAGAATGCCTATTTTCACCGGTTCCATCCTGTGTCTGCCCTTCAGTCAAACGTAGAGTGTCAGAATCTGGCTCTGTGGGAGCAGGAGCAACAATAGATGCTGATAGTTCTTCACCGAAAGGATTGCCCAGGCCTTGCTTCTGGAGCTCTATAAGGAACATTTCCCCACGAATATCATTCGGCGGGAGGACTTTGTAGCCAATAATTTCGCGTTGTTCGTTAATTGTCACCATATTATCCACAGATCTGGCCTGTTCTGATCTTGATAACAGTGAACCTTCAACGGCATCAATTCCCCTTAAGTCAGGCTCGACAACAACTTCTCCTTTATAGATAATCCGAACTAAATAGGAGCTATTCCACCCCGACGCTGTGAACCATGAGAGAGGAATGATTGTATTATTCCACATTTGAGATTCCTGGGTCTCAGCTGTCGCCCTATTCACATCCTGAACAATGCCGACTTGCGATGGTGGGATCCCAAGCGTTGCAAGCAATGTTAACCGGTTCTCTCGTAACCCTTCAAGATGCTGCATCTCTGACATTGTCAGCCCTGAATTTGTCCACTGGGCTCCTTTCGGCAAAAATAAGGTACGCCACCAGTTCCTTCTCCCGGTGAATGAATTTTCGAAAGATTTCATCAATCGTTCCATTCTGGATCTTGTCACTTCCTCATTTGTGGTTATCACTCCTGCGTTCGTCGCTCCCCGCAAATAAAAGGCCATTTCAAATTCATTTTTGTACCTGTCCAACATAATCGGCCTGGCTGCAGCTGCATACATAGACAGACCGTAGAACGGGTTATATGGATTTGGTGTTCGAATGTGCACAACCTGGGACCATGGAAATTCTTTAGTAGGTAGACTAACCCCCATAGTTCCGGCTTCCAATATTTGAAGAGACTCAATCATGCCAAAACGCTCAAGGTCATCTGCAGACGTGTTTGTATCTCTCATTTTCAAAAAAGCTAACTCAACGGGAATGTGAAAAGCTTTCTCATACTTTTCATCAAAGACCATAAAATAGTTTCCACCTAAACACAGGTCAAGATTTCCAGACCAATCCCTGAATTTGGAATCCTGAACAGTTGACCCAGCGTTTATTTGCTCCATGAGTGGATGAGTATCAATAATATTGCCCTGAAGGTCCTTAATAAGGAAAGGGATCTGGCCCATGGTTCTGGCTATAAGCTGGGCAGTAGAATAAACCCATGGCTCTCTCGTATACAAAGCCTTGAGACGGCCGGCTGTCGCTCGTAAATCAAATTCTTGTCCCCAATGCCCGCCGTCATCTGAGCCGTCTGCTATATACTGAAGATGGGAAACATCAACAGCCTTTTGCATAGCAGCCTGAATAGTCTCATTCAGATTGCCATGCATAATTTGCGCCATATCTTCCATCGCTTCATCGACAACGACTCTTGAGACAGCCCCGGATTGTTGGGAGAATGGCCACATACAGGATTCCTTTCAGGCTTCTGCCAAATCAGCAGAAAATTCGTAATTGTCTGTTAAAGCTTCTTCTGTTTCTATATCAAAGAAATCATCGTCTACCGTGTGGCCGGCAACATCTGCGTAAGCACTTAAAAGATCACTATCGGGAATTTTGTCAGTCAGAGCCTGCTCCAACATCTTCTCAGCTTCTTCAGACTGACAAGAATTATATGCCCTGCTCACAGCAAGCATTGCAGCAGACACAATATCGTCATGTTCTCCATCAGGAGCCTCAAATTTTGGCATACCCAGCTTAGTTAACGTCATTTCGTAAGCCGTAAATTCGTCTTCAATTTCTGGAATCCTTGGCGCTTGGTGAAAGCCTGACTCGATAGCAACAATCATTCTTGTAATCATATGCGCCTTACTCTTGTTCGTAAAGATAACAGGAGTAATCGTTGCGTCAATTTCTTCTTCAGCTATTGTGTCAGCAAAAGCTTCACCAATACCAGTTGCGTCAAACGCAATCATGTTCTCAGCATCCGGGAAGTATTTCTTGAGGTACATTTTCAATCTTCGAACCTGAACAGGATATGTGAGCTTGTTAAATCGGCAATAACCTACAAGTTTCCCATCCTGGTTCACCGAATAGAAAACCGTGTAGTCTTTCTTTTTCGCTATATCCACACCATGGAAAATATCCCCACGTTTGGCCATCTCATCAGGATGTATCCAAAACCTTATTCTTCCATCTCCCTGGTCAATTATGATTGAGTCATCCCACATTCGGGACAAATCCCCAAACGTCGCTCCAAAACTCACAAACTCGGCAAGGAAATATTGCCGGTAAAGCATACTTGGAAGCAATCGGCGGTTCATTTCTACCGCTTCTTTGGTGACATATGGTGAATCTATTGTCTTAAGTTGAGCCCAACAGAAGAATTTGTTGCCTCCTCTGGCAAGCTTGAAGATATCCTTATACCAACCAGAACCTCTGGGCGTTCCGGTCACAATCCCAAGTCCTTTGGTCTGTGTGATAGTTGTCAGCAGGGAATACCAGACTTGTCTTGTGATTTTTCCAGTCTCATCGATGACAAATCTATCAATGGATTCTCCTTCGATAGTCGTTTCAGCATCTTTACCATGAAGGAAATGGATCACAGACCCATTACCAAACCTGATTTGCATATCTGAATCACGAAATTCAGTCACCCCAGGAATATCGAGCATTGCCTTCAAGTAACGATAGCCGATTCGACATTTGGCTCTAGTGGGAGCAATCCAGACACAGAACAGACGTGGGTTTATCAGAGCTTCCTTCCCAATCCACATTGCAGCACCAAAAGACTTACCGACTTTGGTACCACAGGGCGCAACCAGAACCTGTGCTTGTTCGTAAACTTCATTCCAATTGAAAAATATTTCCTGAACATCATGTGGAGTGGGGAACCGAATAACAGTGCAGTCTTCGTTTCTCAAAGCAGACATTTGTTACCATTGCTTAACGGTTTATGAACGGTTTAACACTTTAGATAAAATATTAAACCGTTATACGCAACAATAACAACAATAATTAATCTATAAAACACGCTTTTGCTTCATCAAGGTCAATATGTTGAGCAACATAATCGCCATTATCGTAGCAATGATAGATAGGCATCTTATGCGGGCCAATCGCCTGCACAATTTTAAAATCAGCACTAGTCCACTCTGTTTTTTCTTTGTTTGATTTCCACTTCATTCGGAGTTCTCCTTATTAATAATTCTATTTCTTTGAAATTTTCTAATGTAATTTCATTAGTCTTTAAAAAGTCTTCAATACAAATAAGTAAACTTCCATATATACCAGCGTTATCAGACTGATTAAGTGACTCATAATATGCGCGTTTATGTTTGCAATAGTCTGACAAGGAAACGATAACAGCAAAGGCCTGTTCTGATTCGATTGCCATCTTCATGCGTCGGTGTTCGATCGGTTTGTCAACATAAAATTCCAGCGTTGCTTTCATCGTGTGACCAACCTCCATAAAAAAATTACCCCCAAGGTCAGACCAAAGAGGCAAACGAATTGAATAGAGCTCTCGATAGCATCATAAGCCGACATGTTGCTAAGCTTGCGACTGAACACCCGGAATATTTGCGCCATCTTCAAAAAGCGTCCCTTGTTTAACTGATTGTCGTTCTTCATCGGACATCTCACGTTCCAGATACTGTTTTCCACCGTATTCATGCCATGTCCTGCCCGTATCCAGATCGTAACAAGCTTGCGCGTTAACTTCACGCTCCTCTATTTTAGAGGCAAATATCTGACAGGCTTTGCGTACCGATAATTTAATGTCTTTTATCTTTTTGTTCCAGTCACGTTTAATAAGTTTATAATCTTCTTCCATGTTGTCCAACTGGCTCATCAATTGTGTTGCTCTTTGGGCCTGCTCCTCAACCTCCGTAGAAGTCAAAATAAATGGTAGTCTCGTGGTTACTTCTGCTGATTCCATCCTTGATTTCCTTTTTTTGAGTATTTTAATCTTCTCACGTTCTACAGAATTCCAAAGGTTGACAACAAAAGAATGATTTGGACTATGACCAGTTGACAACTCGCAATCATCACACTCAACAAAATAACCAACAGTCTCCCATTTAAGTTGAGCCTGACCTCCACACAAGCAATGGAGCAGATGAATCGGGCTCATAACTTGTTGGATCCTTCAACACCACGGGATTCGCGGTTCTTCTTCCGATCTTTCAGCTCAATCAGTGCCAGGCCCAGATTGTTCAGACACCTCCGATTTTCTTCGCATGGAAACTTGTCATTAAGTCCCTCAATGATGGTGAATGCTGCTTGTATGATCGTATCCACCTGACAACCGTTGACGCCGTTCTCTTTGATCGGGCCGTCCTGAATTTTGAATGAAATGGTGTTCATTTTCTCTGTTATATTAATCGGGTATTCGTCTCTCATCTTATCGAAATCATCCCACGATATTTCTTCCGGCTTGTGGCGTACAATTTTAAACCCATCAATCTCTTTAACGTCCTTCAGTGTCTCAAGAGCCATTCTTATTCTCCTTTTTAGGATTCAGTCCATTCCATATTAAAATAAGAGCTCTGGCGTTAGATACCCAACCCAGATTCTCCCCACAGCTACACTCTATTTTCCAGACAGGCTGGTCATTAACCATTGGATTTAACGAAAAATTAACATCAAGATTGGGCACGTTCCCACATCGACATGGATTAATCCCATCCAGCTCCTTCATTTATACGTCTCAAGAATAAGACGTATAGCAACTGTTGCCACGTCAAACAATTCTGAACGATATGAACCTTCAGGCATATCCGCTTGAATCTCCGTCGCAACTTCGCCAACTTCTTCGACCAAAGCAGCAAAAGAAGGCTTAGGATGCTTAGAAGAAGCCTGGTTAATTCTATGTGCCAAAGTGTTGAAGGCTTTTCTAATCAACTCATTATCGTTTGGGCTCATTGTTCTAAAATTCTCCATGTAATGCTCTGTCTGAAGCCCACCACCAACACCGAGAAGAATCACAAAAATAAATCCCGTTGTCATACAAGACTATTGATCCACATCTTGGGCATTTTTGGCTTGTCTGATTCTCAGTCAATTTATTCTCATCAAATCTGTGTTCCTGCTAATCGTATGAGCACAGGCTCCCTGGAAGTTTTTGCATTCACAACCACCTGTTTTTTTGAAAGCGCAATGTTCGCAGGTCGTACCTGAACAGCTCTCTGTCACGCCTTGCAATCGCAAGAAAGCATGACCGTCCACGTCAATAATCTCTGTCCTGCTTATACGACAATCCCCCTTGTGTGTATGTCCTTCCCTATACACATAAGTTTTATCCCCTTCAGTTGCTATTTTCACTTCTTCAACGTGCACTCCGTCTTCAAATACGTCCTTGAAGGTAACAGGTGAAACGGGTACCAGAATATCTTTTGTGGTCTGGCAACTCGTCAACAGAACTAAAATAGCCAATAAAATCTTCATTATCTAACCCTTTTTAAATATGGTTTGCCAACACCTGCATCAATAATCTGCTCGCTAAGTGTCCAGGTCATATCCCATTCGTCTTTATCTCCATCGATCCAGACCTGACATAGCCATCGACCAAAGGAATCTTTCTTATAACTGGATAGCTTAACTCTACTGAACCCTAGCCTCTCATTAGCGAATAGTTTGGCTTCTTCGTACCCATCTTCCCCACGTTCAGGAGTATCAACCCCCATGATTCTGATCCTGGCTTTATGATGTACACTCATCCCCATATCAACCATACAATCGAAAGTGTCACCGTCTACGACTCGACTAACCAAGCCAGAATAGTTAAATAAATGTTTATCCATTTTCACCTCACTTTCCCCCTAGTCCCTTTGTTCTTGTGACTCTAAACTCTTTGCCATTCTTGCAGACACAAATGATATA